TATTAGAATCAATAGGATTTAACCAAGAATATCGTGGCGTTCCTGTAACATCATCAAATGCAGTATCTCCCGTGATTAACTCTATTTCCTCTAAGTCAACAAATTGCCGGATAACCTGCCATAACTTTCTACCCTGCCTGTTTGAATAATCCGCAACCATATCTGCTTTATCCGACATACGCAGATTACTTCCTGCCTGTCCTATCTGTGCTTCGGTAGCGGTTTCCGCCGAGGTCATACCTGTCAGCATTGCACGAGTAATCCCTGTTTCTAATGAGATAATATCCACCATCTTGTCTATCACTATCATCAAATCGCCCTTGACTTGGGTGAATGATATTTCCTTGATTACTTCCGATGGTGATTTATTACAAGCCACTAACGAACCTAACATTCCGTCTTTAAGTGCTTTCTGACCTTGTGCGGTTACACCTGTTTCGTCATAAGCTAACTTAGTCATAAACTTATCCATCTGGTCAAGGATTCCTTCAAAGGTGTTATTAATCCTGTCCTGTAAGGGCTTGGTAATATTTATTTCTGATGGAGGATAAAGTTTATGCCCGTGCTTATTGAAGGTAAGCATCTCATATTGGAACCCGTCAATCTCATAAGGGCTTTCTTCGTGGCGCAGGGCGACATAATCACCTTGGTCTTTAGCCAATACAAGTATATTGATACCTTCATCGGTCTTGTAATGTATCTCATACAACTCTATGGGCTTGAAGTTTTCTATCTGTGTGGAAGGAATATCTTTCTGAAAAGTCGGGTCAAGGTCAACGCCATTCAAATCTTTGGTATTCTTGTAGTTCTTATTCGACTTAACCTTGTCTAAAGTCGTGGTTATCTTTTCATAGACATAATTAGCGTCATAAATGGAAGTAGCCGACGGGTCTATACCGAAGTTAAAAGGATTTACCCAGATGACATAAGGACTTTCGGCGATAATAAACTCATCTAAGTCTATGTTCTTAGGCAATTCTTCAGATTCTTTCGGTCTCCTAAGACCTAACATCTCAAGTAATCCTTTTTTCTTTTCCTGTTCACGCTTCTTTTCTAAATCGGGGTCTTCAATATCTTTACCAAACTTTGTGGCGTAACCTAACTTACATACGCCATAACCTAATACATAAGCGTCAAAGATTACATTCTGGTTTACCCTCTTTACATCAAGTTGTTTATTATAATGGTTGAGGATTGCCGAAACATACGATGAAGAATCTTCGTCCTGCTTGCGTTTGGGAATAGATACAATGTATGGATTCTTGTAATAAAGTGAAGGCACGACATTCTTGACTAACGGATACATAATATTTATCGGAACTAAATAATTAGGGTCTATCTTTGAGTATTCAGCCAAGTAGCGTGCGGAATATCCGTTCTCAAAGTATCCGATATTCTCACCGACGCCTTTTATATCACCCTTTAAGCAAGAACCGAACTCATCACGCTTAAACTTTTCCGCTTGGTCTATCTCAATACGCCAGCGACGGATTTCATCGTCTTTTATCGGTAGCATAGTTTACGCCTCTGTGAATTTGACGTTGCCAGTCTTATTAATCATATTCGGATTTACTTCTTTCTTCTCAACCTTTACTTCTTTTTTTTCTTCCTTCACTTCCAATTTTTCCCTTGCCATTTGTTTCCTCCTTTATGCGGTTTAAATATTTAAACATCGTGTCGAATTCGGATAATAGATTTACTATCTTAAATCTAAGTTGCATTAATTCATCTTCTAAATGTTTATCCATCAACTGAACGCTAAGTCTGCGGGTAACCTGCGTAATCTGCGGGGCAAACCCTGGTTATAAGTAATCTCTTTTTCGTATGCCTGTCTTTCCAACCAAGCGGGTGAATAAAGAGGTAAGTTAGTCTTATTATCCTCGTTTTGTTTATAAAGTGCATAAGACATACCCCTGATTGCCAACGCTAAACTTATTACCCCGTCGTCGTGTAAGCCATCTGGTGCGGTATATCGTAGTTTTCCCGAAGGCAGTAGTTCATAAGTAAAACACTTCAGTTCATCTATCAGGAACTTTGTTTCTTTAGTATCAGGTATGGAAAGTAAACATTGTTCAATAGCCACAATAAGCTGTTCAATTAACACTTGCTTGGAGGTATTGCTAAACTTGAACCCTCTGACAATAAGCCCGCTTCTTGATAAGTCTTCGCATATAGGGTCACCAAGCCCCGTAGAATCTATGTGTATAATATTATTCTGATAGACATTGCACACCGCTCTGATGTGTTGTTTCTGCAACGCCCAGTCTATTTTATTCATACGGTTGATATAAACTATCTCTCCGGTAGATTCCTTTACTACGGTAATCACCGTAAAATCTTCCGACTTGCCTAAGTCAACGCCGATAGAATACTTCTGTCCTACTTCGTTACCCTGCAGTTTACCTTTTATACACTTATCTAAATTCCTGAATACCGTAGCTTCATCTTCCAAGAAGTCTGCGTAGTATTCTTGCCGAAGTATTAACTCTGGCGTAGTTTCAGTAATTACAGACTTTTCACTTTCAGGGAAGAATGGGTTATCAAAAGTAGAATACTTCCACGACTTAACACTATTATTTTCTTCCTGCCCTTTAAGCCATAACTCGTAGAACCAATTCCTACCTTTAGGCGTTGATATAAATATCCCCCTGCCTAACTTATCTGATAGTGCTGGTCTAATACCTTGTTCCCACGCCTTCCTTGAAACTCTACTTGCTTCATCTACCACACAGAAGTCTAACCCCGCACCACGCAAACCCTCATCATCCCTATCCGCAGACTTAAACTCTATAAACCCTAACGCCCCAAAGTCCATACGCATATCCGTAGTATTCTTGCGTGTAATAGCATCCTTGAGTAAATCCTCTGCGACCAACCAATCCTCACGCACAAGCGGGAAAGTAGGTGATACCACCCAACCACGGTGCGGCTTAAAGTCTTTATTGAACGCCCTTGCTAACATCGCATATGCTTCACGCATAGCCATATTAGTCTTTCCCCACCTTCGCCCGCAAGCTAACACCCTAAACCTATGGTCATCGCATTCAATACCTTCTTGTGCCGGATAAGGTGGCGGAACATAAACATCTTTTTTCATAGGCTTAATGGCTTAATACCTTCTGCATAAAGTTAAACCAGGTTATAGCGCACCTCTCACAAATCATTCCGTTAGGATGCCACCGATGCCCGAATAGCTTGCATATCAATCTATTCACGAATAACATTCTCCTGCTGTAGTTTTTCCATTCTTCAACATCCAACCAGTCCGTATCTCTTTTGAATGTTCATTAAGATACTCAAGCGTAATTTCTGGAGGGATTCCGTGGGTATCAGTCATTTTAAAAGCAAACTCTCCCATCTCTTCCGACAGGGATTCCTCAAGCTTATCGATAAACAAAGCGTGTTGTGGATACTTAACCTTTAATTCTGCTATTGTCATTGGTTATAACCCTTTATGTTTCAATAAGTTAGAAATGGATTTTAAAATTCATTTTGGGGCTTGTGAGCCCATATCTATATATAGATATCACAAAGCGGTGGGGTGGGGTCTATCTTCCCTTACCCTAACTTCTCCACTCTCTTGGCTTTCCCCTTGCCCTTAGCTTCCAATAGCCAAGCTTAGATAGCTCTGTCTTAAGGCATTTATATAGCTTACATTCCCTTGTCATATGGGGTATTTCCCGCTCTAAATAGCTTATAGTCTTACTTACTGTAGTTAATGCCATATAAATATGCCTCTAGGAAGCTCTGGGTTCGCTTATCTCCGGCTTAGGTAAGGTAGATGTATCCTCTATTTGAGCTTGAGGACGATTAGCATAGATGATATTGATAGGTTGGCTATTCTTGTGGTCAGTTTCTAGCTTATCTTTAAACATTCCTTTGATTCGTGCTAGATTCTCATTGCTGCGATTGAAGTTAGTTAAGTCGTTATTGTTTAAAGCTAATCTTTTACCCTTTACAAAGTCATTTTCTATCTCATCTTCCCTAGGCAATGCTTCATCAATTAGCTTATTCGTTTTTTGGCGATTTTGATAGACTGTAAAAGACTTCTTACTATATCCTGCCTTAGTGG